ACGCCATAATCGGACAAATTTTGCAAAAGTTTCTTCCTTGCTTTTGCTACCTTGACAGATTGCAAAAGTTTATGAAGTAATTCATTTCTAATATTTTGCTCATTATCAATCATACTTGCTTTTTGAAATTGTGGGAATTTATGCATAGTATTACGTTTGCGTTTAATCTTGCGTAAAAAGCGTTTGTTTTGCCGCCTCTACGCGGCTTTTAATGATGTCAATGTATTTTTGGCAACGATTTATAGAATACGAGTATGTTCTCATGCGCCCTGAGCGGTTTTTTATTGGCGTCTAGGAATCCAAGAGCGGCGGTTTTCTCCCAAATCCATTCATATCGAAACCGTTTACGATTTGCCGCGATGCAATCGGTCGCAAACGGCTGTTGCGCCATGACCACGATTGCGCCGTTTGGTTTTGCCACGCGGTTAAATTCTGCAAACATCCGCGCTAAGTCCGGCGCCGCGTCCCACTCCAAATCGGTCGTACCATACGGCGGGTCTGTCAATATCATATCTACTGAACCGTCCTGCATTGATGCAAGAACGTTAAAACAATCATCGTGAAGTATCACCGTTCGTTCTCCTCTTTTAAATTCATGTTTTTAATGCGCTTGTCCGCGCCCTCTAAACGGAACACCGTACACGTTTCGGCAATGCGGGAGGCGAGGCGGTCGTCTAAAACGGCGGCTAGTTCACCAATGCGGTGGTTAGACGTGATAATTGTTTGTTTTTTCGTGTCGTAGAGGCGTTTATCCAACAAAAAAAACATTCTGTCCCGCGTCCAATCCGTGATTTTCTCCGCGCCCAGGTCGTCCACAATCAGTATGGGGATGGATAGGTATTTTTGCAGAACCTCCGATTCGCCGCCGCCCCCGCCGTCAAAGGTGGCGCGGAGTTCATAGAGGAAATCCCGCGCCGACAGAAAAACCGGATAGTTTTTGACGGGCAACGTTTCGTGAAAATTTTCAATAACCGGCTGCGGCGGCACGCGATTGACGGCGACGTCGTAGAGCGACGTTGCGCACGTAAAACGGAGATTCCGCATGCACCACAGATACACGCACTGGCACGCAACGTAGGTTTTGCCGACTCCAACCGCGCCGGAGATATACAGGTTTTTCCCGTTGGCTGCCGCCTCGTGAATTGCGGCGCACACCTCTCCGTCTGGGCGGGTGTCCCGCACCGAATACGGCAGCCGGCAAAACGCGGGGATTTGCCGCGATTGCGTGATATTCGCCCTCACCCGCTCGGCATACCGATTAACAACCGTTTCGCACATACGCTCCGCAGCGTCGTAGAGCGATTCCAGAGCGCTGGTTTTTGTTCTCAGCCGCTCAAATAATTTTTCACAAAATTCCTCGAATGGTTCGTCCGGTTCGTTTTTGTGTTTGGGCGAGCGCGTTCCCCGCTCCCGCGCTGCGAGATGGGACTCCCACCATGCCAGCGCCTCGCTCTGCTGCGGCGTTAGTTCAAGTTCACAGACCGCCGTACTTGTCGTAGTAGACGCTCTTGCTTGGGCTTGGATTGTCGTATTGGTCGTATTTGCCTGGATATGGTCGCATGCCGTTAGCGGCGTTGCTGTTGCTGTTCCCATTTTTTGCCCTTTCGGTTTGCCAAAGCGCCACAATTTTTTTGGCGGGGTTCGAGATTATATGCCCGTTGCTGTCAATCCAAAAACCATCTAGGCGTTTGGTCGCCTCGTAGTGATTCCACAGCCGTTCAGTGAAATCCGGCGGCACGCCGCTCATGACGCAGGTCGCCTGCAGAGCCGCTAGCTCGGTTTCGGGGGTTCGCTGAGAGGATTGCGCTGTTGTGTCTGCGCGCGTGTGTTCTCTCTCCTCTCCTCTGCTTTCCTCTCCTCTACTTTCCTTTACTTTACTTTCCTTTACTTTACTATGCTTTACTTTACTTTGTGGTATTTCTGCTTCAGAAACGCGGGTTTCTGCGGCAGAAATGTGGGTTTCTGCTCCAGAAATGTGGGTTTCTGCTTCAGAAACATCGCCTAATGTGGTTTTTTCACGGTGTTTCTGCGGTTTGCTCAGGCTATCCAAAAACTTCTTCAGCGCATATTCGGAAAGTCTGGAATGGAATTCACTTTCCTTTTCCCTTTCCTTTGCTTTACTTTGTGGTATTTCTGCTTCAGAAACGTGGGTTTCTGCTTCAGAAACGTGGGTTGATGTGGTTTTTTCACGGTGTTTCTGCCGTGGATTCTCGCGTTTTTCCAACGGCAGGTGTAATTTACTCTCCTTTTCCTTTACTTTACTTTCCTTTACTTTACTATGCTTTACTTTACTTTGTGGTATTTCTGCTTCAGAAACGTGGGTTTCTGCTTCAGAAATGCGGGTTTCTGCTTCAGAAATGCGGGTTTCTGCTTCAGAAACATCGCCTAATGTGGTTTTTTCACGGTGTTTCTGCCGTAGATTCTCGCGTTTTTCCAACAGCGGGCGCAAACTGTCGGTCAATTTCGCGCACGACAGCATTTCTGCATTGAGAGCCAGAATCTGGAGTTTGCAACAGAAATTCACAATATCCTGCATTTCTGCCGCAGAAACACCAACGTCGCCGGCATAAATTTCCTGAGAAAATTCATCCCACTGCACCGAAAATCCGTCCGCTCCCGTCAGAATTTCCAGCAGCATACAATACACCGCGTAACCCGTTAGCCCGAAGCGGGTGCGCAACGCCCGGATTCTCGGGTCGTTGCGCAAATTCGCGTCGTGGCTGAAATATTCGGCGTTTTTTCTCTGTGGTCGAGCCATGCTATTCCTCAGTTGGTAAGTGTGTAAAGGGGAACAATATCCACCATGCAATTCAGGTGTTCGTTGAGATATTCGTCACGGAGCTTCAACGCTTCTTCCATATTCTGAACGGTAGCGCTTGCCAGAGACCGCCACTGCTTTTTGTTGTCGCGCATGGTGTGGCGGCGGGCAATAACGTTATAGCCGAGAAGATGCGTTTTGGGTGTTGATTGTTGTTCGCGCATCGCTTACCTCATTCTGCAATAGCGTTGTAGTTCCGTGATTTGCTGGTTTGCTCTCCGTTAAAAATCAATTGCTCCGCAACGCCCCGTGTACTAGCGCCGCGCTCCCGCATGATCAGATAAAATTCTAAAACGCTATGCGGGTCGGCGAGGAGTTCGTCGCCGTTTTTCGAGACGTTCAGCCATTTGGCGAGCGCCTTGCATTCAGCGATACTCAGGTCGTCCACAGCAGATTTCCCGAATAAATACCGCAAGAGCGTGCCCACCTCCGCGTCCTGCACGGTGAGGAGGCGTAGGCTGTTGCGCGTCCAATTACGTTTCTGCTGCGCATCGCCGATGTTCCCCGCGCGGGCGGCATACGCCAAAATGCGGTTCTTGAGCTCGGCGGGTTTCATCGGTCGTTTCGGCTCGGCGGGTTCGGCGGTTGGCGGCGGCTCTTCAGCCGCCGGCGTTCCGGCGGTTAATTCAGGCGTAAGCGCCGCCGCTTCCTGCGCTTCTTGCTCCATTTGCGGGAGGCGCACCAGCAGCGGAACATTGTCCAGCAGCCCGCCGAGCACGTCGGGGAAAACGATTTTGGCGCAATCGGCGATGCTGCGCCAGCGGAGCATCGTTTTCGGGTATTTAGCCCAATTTTCCTTTGCGTTCAGCCCCGCGCGTTTTGCATCGTCCAGGCTGAACGTCGCGCTGTGCCTAATTTTCGGAGCGCTCCGTACCATCGTTACCGTACACGACGATGCGGTCTCTCTAATATCCAGCGAGGCGCAAAGCCCGCTTTTGTAGATGAGCGCGAGCATGAGTTCGGACTCCATCATAATACTGCCGTTAATAACCGACATTTTCTCTAGCGCATACGTTTGCGATACGCCAAGCTCGTGCGCTTTGAGCATTACGGCAAGAACTTTTTCTAACGTGTCTAGTTGCTTATTGACAATCGAGGCTTTTACGAATATCTGCGCCATTTCGCGCATTTCGGGTAGGTACCGCGCCATTTCTAAAACGTTATTGCGCGGCATTATGTCGTTTTGTTTTGAGATTGCTACGGTTTCCATAGTGTTTTTTCTGGGTAGATGTTGAATCAATGTAGGGGGTGGCGATATTGTGTATCGCGCATATTTTTTGCATTGTCGGGACGCACGAATCAAACTCCTGCGCTAATTTTAGCCATGAGTTTGTATCTGGGTCGAGCGCCGACACGCGAATATCCGTAATGCGAATTTTGCCGATGCGACGCATATTATATTACTGACCTCGCTTTCCGGTTTCCTGACGGACAATGTATGCAACGGGCGTAATAAAGCCCGCGCCCAGTCTTGCGGTCGCCCCAGTGTCCTTCGCGCGGCGCACGTCGTCGTCCCACTGTTCAACGTCCTTAATGTGCGCGGAGAGACGACTTTTGCAATAGCGAGACGGGATGAAGTTGTTCTTCATCAGTTTCTCGACTTCCTCGCGGCTGATAATGCCGCCAAAATAGGCGTGTACATCGTCAACGCTGAGCCAGCGCGGCTCGATATTCGAGGGTTTGGGCGCTTTATTATTCGGTTGCGCGGACATAATACCCCCTTTCGTCGTAACTGTCGCCCTCCGCGCGCAGGAAACTATGCAGTTCCTCTAAATTGAGGACGCGGATTCCGGCGCATTGGTCGGCGAGGAAATCGTTCAAAATATTTTCAAGCGTTTCACGCGCGTCGTCAATACGGCGCAGCATTTCCAGCGCGCAAGCGCCGTCCGTGCGCTTGCCGTGCGCGGCGTTGCGCAGACGGGTTATATCGGCAACGCACGACGCTAAACGAGACGATTGCTCGTCAGCGGTTACATTTGCGTTTGCATTTGACGTATTTTCAGCGTATTTTTGCTGAACAACGATAAACCGGGTAGGCGCAGTACGCGCCTGTTCTGTTGAAAACGACATAAATACTCCTGTTTTAGAGGTTTATGATACACGGCGTAGGGTTTTACGGGAACCCTGCGCCGTTTTTATTTAATGTGCCTGGTTGTGATTTGTGTGCTGCAGTCCACTTTGCGCCGGGTCGGTAAGGCTATCCAAAAACTCCTTCAGCGCATACTCGGCAATGTTGGAACTACTAATTTCGTTCTCATCCGCAAGTCGTTTAATCGTTCGTATCATTTCCGACGGCAGGGAAAAAGAAATCGAATCCTTCCTTTCCTGCTCTTTTTTTTCTTTGATAAGTTTTAAGGTTTGCATATCTTTCTTGTGAGAAATTCTCATAGGTTTTCTGTGAGTTATCTAAATGCAAAGATACTCTTATTGGAGTAAAAATGCAAGTAAAAAATACTCTGTAAAGCATAATGTCGTTTGGAGAACGTATAAAGTTTTTTGCAAAGCAAAGTTATGGGTCGCAATCCGGCTTTGCAGTGGTCTCTGGTATGAGTGTCCAGCAGATGAATGACTACGTGAGCGGACGTAAAATGCCAAGCATGGATGCGCTTCAGAGGATGCACAACGCAGGTCTTTCGTTAGAGTGGCTCTTTGCCGCTGATAGCGAGGTCGAATCTATCAGTATGTATGCTAGTAACGAGGCGGGCAGGGCGTTGAAGAAAAAAAAGCAGGCATTAGGGCAGGAGCACGAGCCGGAATTATTGGGGCATCTTTCGGATATGCCGGGATATCGTCAGCATATTGTAAACCTGAGCGATAGCGAGGTAGAAATACTAGAGTCTCTTCTTACAAAAATCAAAGGGCAAACCGATGGAAATCTTACAGGGGCGTAGAGCGATAGGCAACGTAGAAATACTCGATTTTGATATTGCCTCTATGCCGATTATGTGCAGCGTCCCCTGCGGAACGCCGCAAGAATCCTTTGAGGATATTCCTCAAGAAGACCGCGAAACGGTTGGAGACTATATCTCGCAGCACCCCAATATGACGTATGTTTTTCGCGTTATTGGCGATTCGATGATAGGCGCGGGGCTAGAACATGGCGATTTGGTGTTTGTTGATTCGCAGCTGGAGGCAAAAGACGGCGATATTGTGCTCGCCGATATTGACGGGGAAATGACCGTCAAGACCTATCGGTTGAAAGCAAAGTTTTGGTCTCAAGAGCCAATTCTTATGCCGGAAAATCCTCGTTACGAACCGATTCACTTTGCAGATTACAATACGGTGAGCATTAAGGGCGTGGTCATTGGTCGTTACCACAGATTTCCACGTAGTAAATAATAAAAAATAAAAACCACATCGTAACTGTATATTTTCTATGCACATTTTTACTCTCGTTGCGACGCTATGCCTCTTTGCGTCGTGCACATCCTTCGAACCCCCCGCCGGAACTCCCGTCGTAGCTCCTGCGGTAGCGACCGTTGTCGTAAACGGGCGTGTGATTACTCAGCAAGTCCCGGACGCAATGCCCGGCGGCAACCCAATCAGCAATGTACGCATTGTTTGGGTTATCCCGAACGCCGACGTCGAGGTATTCAGCATTGGGAATTTCGGCAATGCGCCGGCAGATGTGCGGGGCTGGGCGCTTAAAGACCTAAAAAACTGGACGTGGAAACTCGACACCATTTCGCCGATTCCCGCCCGGACGCAACGTATTTTGTACTCTGACCAACGGCAACTTGTGAACAACACGGGCGACACGCTGTTTCTCATCAATGCTCAGGGCATACAAGTGCATCGTTTCGGTTTTGGCGCTACCCAGCGCGGCGACACCGTAAAAGCTCCGTGAAGGACTATGGCTCAGGACTATGGCTCGTAAAAAGAATGTTCTCCCCGGCTCTATTTTCGTTGTGCGGGGACAACTCGTTTTGAAAATTCGTCTAAACAACGAAATAGACCGAAACGGGAAACCGAAGTATCGAAAAATTTACACCAAGCTCGCCGACACCCCCGCCAATCGCAAGCTGGTGGAGAAAAAGCAGTATGAACTCCACGTGCGGCAATTCCTCCCGAAAAGGGAAGAAACTCGCGTTATCCGCATTCAAGAAGCATTTGAACTTTTTCTCCAAAGCAAAAACCTCTTGCCCAAAACCGTTAAAAATTACAAGCTAGCGTTTGATACTATCACGCGCAAACAAAACTACGTACTGACATTTGACAATCTGGAAGAGGATGTTTTGTACTTCAAAAACCGCACGGCAGTGCAGCGCAATTTCTCTGCGGTAACGATTAACACATATTTGCGCGGGTTCCAGGTGTTTTTGAATTTCTGCACGGAGCGCAAGTTTTTAGAGCAAACCAAGTTCAAAGCGCAGTTCGGCCAGCGAGAAATCAAAAAAGAAGTGCAGATTTTCACCGACGAGGAGGTAAGCGCAATTCTCAAAGATTGCGCCGAGCGCGACAGAGAATTGGGGCTGTTAGTGGGGCTGATGGTCGAGACGGGAGCGCGCCCGGTGGATGCGCTGAATCTGAAATGTACCGATGTGGACTTGGCAAACGGCGTTGTAAATTGGCGCAATAAAATCACGAAGAATATCGAGTCGACGCCAATTTCCGCGCGTGCGCGCGAGGTGTTGCGGGAAGCGTTGGCGTTAGCCGGAGGGCGTGAGCGGGTATTTCGGTGGCAACATTCATCGCTTCCCCGCGTAGCAGACAGACTTAAAGCAAGCATGAAACGCGCCGGCGTGGAGAAAAACGGGCGCAGTTTCAAAAATTTCCGCACAACGTTCAAATTTCGGATTCGGAATTTGCCTTTTGAGTTCCAGATGCGGCTTATGCGCCACTCATCGCCGGACGTTACGCTTGGGCATTACACGTTCTACGATAATAACGAAATTCGTGAGCGGTTAGACGCAGTAATGCAGAAATTTTAAGTTTATTGGTCTCATATTGGTCTCAACAACGACGCTAACTCAGCAATAGAGGCGTTCCCAAGGGGAGGGTAAATTCTACTTTTTGCCTGTGTTTAAGCGGTTTTTTTTATTTGTGCACCCGTAGAGATTCGAACTCCAAACCTTCTGATCCGTAGTGAGCATTTCGTAAGTTCGAGCCCCATAATTGGCTCTCTAAAAAAAACGTCAAATCCGGCAATATAGCACATATTGCCCGCTTCCCCTTTTTTTTGCTCCCTGACGTTTTTTCTCAAAAATAGCCCGATTCCCTCTCGTTTATTGGTCTCATATTGGTCTCAAAATCCATACCTAACGGCTAGAGCGCGTTAGTTTTACAGCGTATTGTATTTTTATACCTCCGAAAAATACTCGTTGATAGTTTGCTCTATTTCCCGCAAATCCGCCTGCTGGATGACCATAAACGGGCGGGCGGGCATTTTTTTTGTGCCGTCGTTCAGGAAACGGGCGTATTTTTTATTCGTTCCCACCAACGCCTCCACGTCGGACGATTTCGTTTGTATTGAAGCCAGCAGCTGCCCCGTTACCTGCAGTTTTTTCCCCGTTTTCCCTTTCCGTGCGCGGCTTTTTAGGGTGCTGGGCGCAAGCGCCGCCCACGCGCCGGCTTTTGCCTTAGACGCTACTAACGGTCCCCGCGAACTCTCGCGCGCAAAATTTTCCTCTACGCTAGAGCGGAGCGTCTCGGCGATTTCCGCCATGGCCGGGCGCATATTCGAGATTTTTCTCCGCAAACGGCTAAGCGCGTTTATAAGTTCGCGATCTTCTAGTTCGGCGCTAATGTCTATCATGTCATTGGCGGGACAGGCGGAGCGGTGGGACCGACGCCGGTTACGTGAGTATGAGCGTTAAATGTGGTTTTCATCACTGTGAGTTCCTGTTGTACGGCGGCGATAATCTCCGCCGTAATGGCGTCCACCACCGCCCCTAGTTCCGGCGTAACCGTCTGAAATTTTGGGTTGGCTGCGATTTGGGCTTTCACTAACCCCTGAACGACGGATGTGACTATCATGCGTTTGGTACAAAAATGTGGCTGGTTAATCCGGTAAACGTATCCAAAAGCGAGGCGCTGCCGCCCGACGCCTTGATGTTTGCCGTTGTCGCGTTCACGTCGACAGTCATCGCATCGACTTTTACCGTACCGGACGCCGATTTGATAGTAATATCGCCAACCGCGTCAATCAGGAGTTTTTTTTCGCCGCGGTCGTATTGAATTTTTGTGCCGTCCGAAAACTCAATAACAGCGCGGTTTTTTACCATGCTGTTTTTCGGTTTGTTTTTCTCGGTATAGAGCCCGCCCAAAATTACGCCGTCCTCGAACGTCTCGCTTAATAGACAAGCAACGGTTTCCCCCGCGTCCGGCATGGTGTAATAAGCGTCCTCCTTCGTGCGCGTCTGCAGGACAGCCAGCCACAGCGCAAAATTTTCGCCTTTTTCTCGCCCACGCTCGGCGCGAAACACGACGCGCGCCCGCGCTGTTGCGTAGTCTAATTTTTCGATGACGCCCGTGCGGTAAAACATAGCGGCTTGGAGTTATTGTGCGACTTTTTTGACCTTTAATTCGGTTTCGTAATGCGACGTGCCGTTCATAATGTGGCGCGCGTACTCTACGAAATAAACGCCGTCGAAATTTGCGTAATCCTTTAACCTGAGCGTCACGCCCGCCTGCAGGAGGTTTTGCCGCTCGCGGGCTATAATCGTACCCTGAACGCGGTAATAATCTGCCCAGCGTCGAGCGGATTCGGCGATACGCTGCGATTGTCCGGCGTTCTCTACCCGCTCGTACAGGCGTATTTCGTCCGTTGCGACGGGTTGATAAGCGCTCGTTTCGACGCTCTCAATAGTTTTCTCGTTCCTCCAGTCGTACCAAACGGCGCGCGATTTTTTTATCTCGCCTGTGCTAGTTTCTCGCAGGGAAATAGTATGATTTGCGCCCTCTCGTAACGTTACAACGGGCGCGCGTTTCTCGACTATTTCCCTTTGGTACAAAATCATTTTTTTTTCGGTAATTTTAAAAATAAATCCGTACATCTCAGCCAGCCGCTTCAAAAACGCCGTGTCCGATTCACGGTACTGCACTAGCGTTTTGAAGTGCACGTTCTTCCCCTCAAACTCCGCTTTCAGCCCGTGAGCGCCGGCAATAAGATTTAACGCCTCCGACAAACTCG